ATGATTTATATTACTATGGTGCACTTGATTTATTGAACTATTCTATGGTTAAAACGTATCTTGAAGATCTTAGTAGATTAATAACTCCAGATGTTCAACTTAGGTTTAACAAAAGACAGCATAGACTATACATGGATATTGACTGGGAACAGGTTCCTGATGATAGTTTCTTAATAATAGATTGTTATAGATTATTAGATCCAGCAAATGCAAGTGATGTATTTAATGATTGGTGGTTAAAAAGATATTTAACTGCCACAATTAAAAAACAGTGGGGAATGAACTTAATGAAGTTTCAAGGAGTTATGCTTCCTGGTGGAGTATCACTAAATGGTAGACAAATATATGATGATGCTGTTCAGGATATTGAAAGAATTGAATACGAACTCAAGACAGAGTACGAACTACCACCACTCGATTTTATAGGATAATGATATGGCACTTAATCCTTACTTTTTACAAGGATCATCAAGTGAACAAAGACTTGTTCAGGATCTTATAAACGAACAATTAAGAATGTACGGGCAAGATGTAGTTTACTTGCCAAGAAAAATAATTAACAAAAAATCAATAATCAAAGAAATAGTAGCATCTTCTTTTGATGATGCTTATCGTTTAGAGGCATATTTATTAAATTATCAAGGATTTGAAGGGCAAGGTGATGTTCTATCCAAGTTTGGTGTACAAACAACTGATGGTGTGAACTTAATTGTATCAAAAGAAAGGTATGAGGATTTTATAAGTCCTTTTATTGGTGCTGATAGTCAAATTGAAGTATCTACAAGACCACAGGAGGGTGATTTGGTTTATCTTCCTCTTGATAACACTATGTTTGAAATTAAGTATGTGGAGGCAAGAAAACCATTTTATCAGTTAAACAATTTATATGTTTACACCTTAACTTGTGAGGTAATGGATGCTGAACTTGATCAAGATATTAATACAAGTATTGAGGCAGTTGATACTGCTGTTGATAGTTTTGGATTTATTGTAACTCTTGGAATGGTAGGATTAGCAGCAAGTACCGCATCTGCAACTGTTCAAAGGGCAACTGATGTTACAGGATTATCAACTGGTTTTTCAGTTGGATCAATTGATTTAATTAATGATGGTACTGGATATACAGCAGCACCATCAATTGGTATATCAACAACTGGACAACAACTAGGTATCGATGCAACTGCTGTTGCGATAATGACAAGTAGAGACGGACAGACTGGACAATCAATAGATCAAATTTTAATAACAAATCCAGGATTTGGATATACAGAACCACCGACAGTCACTATTAGAAGTGTAAATGTATTAGGATCTGGTGGTATAGCAACCGCAATTCTAGCAAATGATGCGTTGAGTGTAGTTACACTTATAGATGGTGGAGAAGAATATGGTGAGGTTCCAAATGTATCAATAAGTACTGCACCCTCTGGTGGAACAAATGCAACTGCGGTGGCAGTTCTCAATACAGTTGGAGAAGTTTCAGCAATACGATTTACAAACGCTGGTGCTGGTTATCTTACTCCAGCAACTGTAACAATAGAACCACCCGCAGCAGTAGGATTTGCGACTGGAAATTATCTATACAAAGAACTGGTTCGTGGTGTTGGATCTGGTACAACTGCATTTGTACAGGAATGGGATTTCGATGATAGAACTCTTAAAGTTACTAGACCTAGTGGAAGTTTTATAGTCGGAGAAGCAGTTGTTGGTATTGGAACTACTGCAAATGGATCTGATGCAAAATATATTGTTAAAACTGTATCTACTCAAGATGATACCGATGCATTTAATGAAAACACACCATTTGAGACTGAAGCGAACGAAATTTTAGATTTTTCAGAAATTAATCCTTTTGGTGAATTCTAAATAATTAAGTAAATGGAAATAATATTATGTTAGGAACTTATTACTATCACGAGATTATTAGAAAGACTATCATTGCTTTTGGTACACTTTTTAATACAATTGATATTCAACATAAAAAACCAGATGGCACTCTTCATACTAGTGTCAGAGTTCCGATTGCATATGGTCCAGTTGAGAAGTTTCTTGCAAGATTAGAGCAAAAACCAGATTTAAGAGAAAGAGTCGCAATAACATTACCAAGACTTTCATTTGAAATGTCTAGTGTTACTTATGATGCTGCTAGAAAAGTTTCGACTATGCAAACTTTTAAAGCACAAAGCACTGTAGGGAATAAAGTTGCTAAAAAAGTTTTTATGCCAGTTCCATATAATATTGGATTTAACCTTGGTATTATGACTCAATACAATGAAGATGCATTACAGATCATAGAACAAATACTTCCATTTTTTCAACCATCATTTAATTTAACAGTAGATTTAGTATCATCTATTGGAGAGAAAAGAGATATACCTATGGTTTTAGATAATTTAACTTTTGATGATAATTATGGAAGTGGATATCAGGAGAAGAGAGTTATAACACATACACTTAATTTTACAGCAAAAACATTTTTATTCGGACCTGTTCCAACTTCATCAGAAGGACTTATCAAAAAAGTTCAGGTCGATTATGCTGCACGTACAGCAGATAGAAAAAGCACATCAAGAGATCTTAGATACACTGCTACTGCTACTGCTACAAGAGATTATACTGATGACACAGTAACTAATTTAGATGGTAATTTAGATACGGTAAAAACACAATTTAATGTTGTTGATGCTGCAAGTTTAGTTGAACAAACCTATATTGAAGTTGATAATGAAGTAATGTTTATCCGAAAAATTACAGGAAATACATTACTTGTAAACCGTGGTCAATATTCCTCTGTTATAGATACTCATAATAGTGGTGCTAAAATTAGTGCTATAAATGCTGCAGACGATGCATTAGTTGAGCAGAATCTAGGAGATGATTTTGGATTTAGTGAGAATCGTTTTGCATTTAATGACGGTAGAACTTACAGTCCAACAAAAGGAGTTGACGTATGAGTAAATTTGATGCTATAAACAATTCTCTTGATATAGAAGTTGTAGACGAAGATGAGTCGTTACCTTCTAAAAAAGAGGCAAAAGCGTTAGAGAAAAACAAAGACGATTCAACTCGTGACTATGAGTATACGAGAGGTAATTTATATTCTTTAATTGAAAAAGGGCAAGAAGCACTTGATAGTATTATGGAAGTCGCTCAAGAGGGTCAACAACCAAGAGCGTTTGAAGTTGTAAGCCAATTAATTAAAAACGTTGCGGATACTACAGATAAGTTAGTAGATCTTCAACAAAAAATGAAAGATTTAAAAGCAGAAGATCCAAAAGGACCATCTACAGTTAATAATGCATTATTCGTTGGATCAACTGCAGAATTACAAAAATTATTAAAAAAACAATCTGATCCTAAAAAGACTAAATAATAAAAGGTTTGATATTATTATGAAAAGATTTAAAGACATCAGAGAGTCATATCTTCGTATTCAAGAACGAGGAAGGACTTATAATATTGTCTTTAATTGGAGAGGAAAAATGTATGACATTAATATGTTTTTTCCCAAATTTAGTAGACCTAGTAAAGCAGAAGTTGCTTTTGAAGTGAGAAAGGCATATCCAAATGCTATTATATTATACTTTGATCCTGCAAAAAATGATCCAACTAAACCCTTATTATTTTCTGGTCAAGAACAATGAACGAGGGTTGGAGTTCCAAATACAAAAAGTCAATTGATTGCAATAACCCAAAAGGTTTCAGTCAAAAGGCACATTGTCAAGGAAAAAAGAAAAAGATGAATGAGGAAAAAGACAAAAGACTTGTTAAGATTGTAAAACAACTTAGAAAGTCAGTCAAAAACCACGCAAAACAAGCAGATTACATCGAAAAAGTAAACGAAGAATCGAATCCTCGTATTCCTCGTAAGAAGGGTCAACCTGCAAATTCCAAAAAACACTCTGATTTATACACTGATGAAAATCCTAAAGGAACTATTCATGGACTTGGTTTCAAGGACGTTGCTACTGCGAAGGCATCTGTTTCAAAGATTAGGAATTCATCTCGATCACACGCTCATAAAATCCAAGCGGCTGTTGCTATGGAACAAAGGGCGAGAGAGATGGGTAAAACCTCTGAAGCAGCAGTCTATCGAAAGTTTATCAATTCGATGAAAAAGAAGACTAAGGCAATGAAAGAAGAAGTTCTAAATGAGATTAGTGGTAAGAAGGCTAACGATGCTTCAGATGCTGCAAGCATCAGAGCAAAACGTATGCAATTAGGTAATCGAACAGGAACTGATAGATATCATCCTGATAAAATTATGAAAAAAGTAGAACAAACAGGAAAGTTTGCTCGATATGCAAAAGCGAAAGATCAGGGTAAGTCATCTAGCGATGCTGTTAAGATAGCAAAATTCAAAAAAAGTCCTCAAGCGAAAGATGTATTTAAAAGTAATACTGGAATAAAAAAATTCAAGGAAGAAAAACATGCTGATCACGAACCAGAGATGATTCGTAATCAATTGAAAACTGCAGGTAAAGCATCAAAGAGAATTGAAAAACATTCTCGTAAAAAAGATAATTTCAAAGCGTGGGTACAATCAAAGATAACTAAAGCATCTGATTACTTAGATACTGCTGCAGATTATCTTGATGGTAAAGAAAAAGAAATGAAC